GTGGGCAATTCAATAAGAACGGAAAGCGGGCGGGCGTTACGCGGGTCAGTAATCGGCACAAGACCCAAAGCCGTAAGCGCTGTTTTGCAGGCCGTTACAGCGTCATACAGGATGCCCGACGATGACATTACGCAACCTGCGCTCTGCCACAGCCAAGAAGCTGCATGATGCGACCCAACGTGGCCGACGGTGAAGCACCGATAGCCATCGAGTCAAAAGACGCAAACGAGTCTACCGAACCGCGCTCGCGGTAAAGCGTTGCGGCATACATCACGGTTCCGAGTTTGACGTCGGCGCTAGGCACCGTAGTCATCGAGTCGATGTAGCCAGCCTCACGGCGTTTGCGGTAGCACCAAGCGTTGCTGGCGTTTACACAAACACCGACGAACGCTGTGTCGTTAGCAGTGGCAACGTCAATGCCGAGCCATGAAGTGACATCGGCTGCAACAATCCACGACACCGACTGCGTGTAGGTCAAAGTCCCAGACTCGGCCTCGTATGCAACGTCGGCTCCGCTGTTTACATAGATGACTTGGTTTTGGCGTGGGATGTCATAGTCAAAGACCAGATAACCCTCGTCGTCCACGCCGTCTAGGTAAAACGGTTCGGTTGAGATAACTGTGGCTGTGGCGTTGAAACCAGTAAGAGCAACAGCTGCAACCGTGACGGAGTCGCCCGGCTGAACCTCGGCGTCGGTAAGGGTCTGGACAGCCGCGTAGTTGTCTACGCGTCGCACATGCGTGATGGTGCTTACTGCCATCTCAGAGCCTTTCCCGAACTACCCGTGGATCAGACGAGAACGCCCTTGACGAACTTGCTCGAGTCAATCATGAGTGCGGCGAAGTAGCCACGGAACGCAATTGTGCGAGACAAGGTTGAAGGCGAGTCAATGCTGATTGCACCCTTTTGCTGCTCAAACAGTTCGTAACCGGATGCGTCACCGACGATAAATGTGTCGTTTGCAAAGTTGCGGTCTACAACGACCTGAAGGCCAAATGCGTTGCCGTTTGCTTGTCCCGGTGCAAGGTTGCCGAATGCGTTCATTGGGCCCACCTGTGGGAACAACGGACGGTCTGCGGTGTCTGAAAGCGACAACAGGCCTTGCCAGATGGATGGTGCAAGGAACAAGTGGGTTGGCAGGTTGCCGTTTGACGAAGTCAAAATCGTGGAAGCTGCGCCTGCAATCCAACTTGCCCAATAAGACGGATCAGCGTATGACGCGCCAGCAAAGTTGCTCGTCACTGTTGCGCCTGAGGCCAATTGGTCTGCTGCGTAGTTGTCGGTGGCGTTTGCGTAGATACGGCCCATGTCATCAAGCACAACGCTCAAGATTGCTGGGTCCGACCAGTCAATGTCGGCTTCCGAGATGTTTACATAACCACCGAAGATTTGCTTGGTCACTTGGTTGTTAAACACCACAAGTGTGCCACCTGTTGGTGACTGCTCAGCAATGGATGCACCGATGCTGGTGTGTGTGGTCACCTCTGGACGGATAAACACCTTGCCACCTGCGGGCATTGCACGTACACCAACTGCGTCCACAACTGGACGACGGCCGATGAAGTTGTTGTAAACAGGCGACACGATTGGTGTAGGAAGAACACCGGGTGTGTCGGTTGTGACGATGTCTGGTGCACCTGCGCGAATTGCTTCGGACATTGCACGCCACTGGTCGCCACCTGCGACGGCTGCAGCGATGTATTCAACTGCGGTTGGCATCTTTACTTCACGCTTCGCAGCTGCGAAAACGATAGGGGCTGTTGGAACGATTTCAGCCGAAGCCTCAACCGCTGGGGTTTCTTGTGACATGGTTTCCTCCTCAGGAATGTCATTTGGGTTGGGTTCGACAGCGTCTTCCTCTTCAGGTTGAGACGCAGCGATCTCTGTGATCACAGCATCCGCAAAAGCGGGCTGTGCCACAAGACTGATTTCGACAAGGTTGGCCTTAGTAACGACCATGGTGCCGTTCTTGTCATACTTGAACTTGACCGGTACTGCACCGACCGAAACAGAGTCATACGCGCCAGCCTTGACCAACTCAATGGCTTCGTCGGCGGCGCGGGTCTTAGCGAACTTGGCTGTAAACAACAGGCCCTCATCGGCTTCGACAATCTCGGTGACAACACCACGCAGCTGCGTCATGTCGTGACCTTCAAGCAACTTAGGTGCTTTGGCATTTACGTCAAAAGCACCCTTACGGAAAAGCACCGATTCACCGCTCGACACTGTCGCAGGAGTGTCCCAAGGTACAGCCACACCCGTAATGGTTCGGGGGCTTTCCTCACCTGCGGCAGCGTCAAGCGTGATGGGCACAGAAACAAACTCAATCATTAGCGTCCTCCATTGAACGGTCACGGGAGTCTTCGGCTACGCCTGCGTAGTCCTCCATGTTGAACTCGACATAACGACCACGCGGCAAGACGTTGTCACCCGACAAAGTTTGCTCGATGCAGTCAAGGTAGATGCGAGCACCGAAGAGATACAGGTCTTGACGAGCCTGCTCGGCGTTCTGGTATGTCATCGACGCACCCTCGGTCGGAGCCGAAACAAGGTAGGCGGGGATGTTGCACAAACGAGCCATTTCAAGCGCCTGATACTTACGCTGGTCCGAAATGACCTCTTGCGGGTTCTGCTTGTATTCACGGAACTCCACTTGACGCGACAGTGCGCCGATGGCGTTCTGTTTACGGGCGTTAGCCCAAGCCGACGCAAGAGATCCAAGGTCCTCACCGCTTAGATCTTCGCCGTCAATCTGTTGCAAGTAGCCCGGCACTGTTTCCAGCTGGGCGTAACGGTCGGCTGCCTGATCCAAGTAAATGCTCGTGTTAATGGCGCGAGCGCCAATCTTCAAGATGCCTTCAATCGGGCTAATGAACTGAATGACGTTGTTTACATCTATCGGTTGGCCGTTGAACTCAAGCTCGTCCGACGGGCCGTAAAACTGCGGATAGCCAGTCTGCTTAGTGCTTGACATGTTTGACGCAGGCAGCCATGTAAACGCTGCGGGAAAACCCTGACCGCCAGCACCCTGTGGTGCATAGCGTCGAGTTATGTAGGCGTAGGCAACACCGTAAAAGAACAAGTCGCTGAAAATGTTTACATAGAAGAACGAGCGCGAAACTTTCGGGTCTGGTCGTTCCATCCAAGGTTCAAGCGGTAGATAGATTTTCTCGTAGTTGTCGCCCATCCACTGCTTCGAGCAGTGCTTCAACTCGAGCGAGCCAATGAGACCAGCGATCAGGTCGCGGCTACGGGACACCGTCGGCACCGACAACGCTTTGATCTCGTCCGAGCCTGTCTGGTAATACAGAAAGTTGCCAACATTGGCTGCACCAGCGGCAGCCTTGACGGGGGCGGCAGCGAAGTGCGCCGTCTCAACCTTGCGTGAAAAAATACCCATGTGGTCGAAGTCTGCCACGGGTTAGTTGCAAATGCAAGTACCTTACGCAGAAACTCCGAAGGCGACCCGACCCGACGATGGCGGGCGAGACACCAGCGCAGTAGCGGCAATCAAACAACGTGCAGCTTCAATGGGCCCGGGTGAGCGTTGGCTAGAAATCACGACCGAGTTTTGTGCGCGTACCAGCACAGCCCGACCGACATGTTCGGCAAGCATCTCACCGCCGTCATGCTTTATCTTGTTCTCCCCAATAAGCGACCGCACAATTTGCGTCCACTTCAACAACTCGCCGTAGCCCCACTCAATCTTGCGACGCTGGTATTTCTCTGGACAATGAAGCGCCAAAGACGGGGTAATTGCCAGCGTCACCTTCAAATCACTGTCAAGCACTCGAGCGATGTGTTCCCACAGCTGGGCGATGCTGTCGGTTGTAAACCGTACCGACACAAGGATTTCGCCTGCGGTGTTTTTCCGTGACCAGACCCCGACGTACTTTGAGTCGTCCACGGCCGAGTCCACAGCGAGTATGGAGTTACCGCCGTCGTGCGTTAGGTCCTCGGCTACCCGGTCGCCCCACATGCCGACAGGGAGCCACGACGACGCGGCCGCCACCCACAAGTTGCAGTGAGCTCGGAGAAACTGGTTGCGGTCGGGTGCCGCCGCTGCTCCTTGTAAACCTTTGACGGTGATGGTGCGCCCAAGGCTCGGATTCGCATAGCCCCAGTAGGTCGAGTCGAGTGGGTCCACCGACGGCATCGACCACTCAGCAAAATACAGGTCTCCTTGGGTGCCCGAGT